TTATTGAGAATAACTTTATCGCGTTGGATTCTAACTGGAACTTACAGCAACCGGTCTCTGCTATAGATTATGAAAATTTCTATGATCAATTTAAGACCGGAGCAGACATTGATCTGTATGTCGATTCATTCCGTCTTTCAGGTACACCTGCTATTGATACTGTCTATTATAATAGTGAAGGTCGTTTGATTGAAGTTACGACTAATACACCGGTTAAGCTAAATAAGCAGACCAATATAAACAACTTTACAATTATAGGTGATAACTATAATCAGACAACAGCTGTCTTATTAAGCTCAGATAACTCTACTCTTATAAATAATTTTACAGCTTTTGACACAACATATACAGGCCCAGTAACAGGGTTTATTTTACCAACTGAGTATTATACTGTATTATCAAACAACACTCTTAATATAACAATGCCGGAGCTCTCAGCAGCTGGTAATATAGATATTATAATTAACAACCCTGCAGGTTGGACATCCACTAGAACAATAAGTGGGTTTTACATGATCGCAGAATAAATAAAGAAAAAATGGCTAGCACAACACCAAATTCCAATAGAACCGTTTTATCAAAAGACGGTCGGGCTTCTACATTCGGAAGAAGTCTCACACAATATATCCAAAACAGGTTACCTTATTCAAGTATAACGGGTGGTGATGATAGTCTAAATCCAAAATATAAGCACTTTCGTAAAACCGGTACAAGGCGATCAGAAGCACTAACAAAAACATCTGTATCATCTTCAAACCCGTATAATAATCTACCTATAGGTGATTTCGGTAAAGATACATCCTTTGCAGATATTATGTATGCAAGTCTAGATGAAAACAAGCCTGGTCGCCTGCGTGATTACCGTACCATGGCTGCATACTCTGAAGTCGCAGATGCATTAGATGAGATTTGTGATGAAACTATTAATATTGACGCAGATGGTCAGGTAGCAAAGATTTTGTTTGATAATATTGACCTTACTGTGGATGAAAGAGGTGACATAGAGAACGAGTTTGCAAAATTTATTGACTACTTCGATCTTAAGCAAAAAGGTTGGCAGTACTTTAGACAGTTGTTAGTTGAAGGTGAGGTTTTCTTTGAATTAATATTACACGAAGAATATACTAATGAAGGTATTCTTGGAGCAATCAACTTACCAGCAGAAATTATTGAGCCTGTTTATAATAACATACAAAACATGCTAGTAAAAGGTTATATTTACCGTAAGCCAATATACAGTGAGACAAACCCAGGTAAGATCGAAGATGAAGAGTTGGTACCAATGGATGTAAATCAGGTTGTATGTATCAGTTCCGGAACCTTTAATGAGACAAAAGAATTTGTTATACCGTTTCTTGAAAACGCAAGAAGGCCTTATAGGCAGTTATCCCTTGTTGAGGATGCTATTATAATCTATCGTTTAGTAAGGGCTCCAGAAAGACTCGTTTTTAACGTTGATGTAGGTAATATGGCACCACCTAAGGCTGAAGCCTACTTAAGAAAGTTAATACAAAGTTATTGGTCAAGAAAAACGTTTGACCTCGATCAAAACGACGTTGTCAAAAAGTTTAACCCACAATCAATGCTCGATGCTTTTTGGTTTGCAAAGCGACAAGGCTCAGAAGGTACTTCTGTCGATCAACTTCAAGGAGGTGCTAATCTCGGTGAGCTGCAAGATCTAATGTACTTTATTAAGAAGCTATATAGAGCTTTAAAGGTACCCGCTCTTAGAATTGACCCTGCCGATCAAACTGTTGATGCATCTGTTATTTTAAAAGAAGAATTAAAATTTGCAAAATTTATTATAAGACAGCAACATAAATTTGCTGCTGGTCTAAAGAGAGGCTTTATTACACATCTAAAGTTTAGAAATATGTGGGATAAATATGATCTCAATGAAATGAATCTTGATGTTGAATTTAACGTACCAACAAACTACTTTGAAATCAGAGAGAATCAGAGACTAGAGCTTAAAGCGAACAACTTTAATAATCTTGCATCAAGTGAGTTTATCTCAACAACATTTGCACAAAAGAAATACCTCGGCTGGAAAGATAAAGATGTCTTAGCTAATAGAGAGTTCTTAAGAAAAGACGCAGAGATGCAATGGGAACTAGCACAAATTCAAGCTGTTGGACCTAACTGGAAAGAGCAGATGATAGCAGGTACCATCGCTGGTGGTGAGGGTGTTGAAGGTGATATGGGTGATACCGGCACCGCGGCGGGTGGTATTCCGGAATTTGGAGGTGGTCCAGCCGCTGAGGCTGATGTTGATACAGATATCGAAGCGACAGCTACAGACGATGTTACACCACCAGATGCAGCGGTTTAAGTTGTTTAAACTCCGACCTCCCAGACCAAAACTAACTTTGACCCACTATCTAAGATCTGAATAAGAGTACCGGTACCAACGGTCGTATTAATAAATTCGGTAAAGTATTCTGTTGTCATACCGCCAGTAACCGCCGGAACTATAGTTGTTGCATAAGCCATGTAACTATTTATTCATATAAATGTTATTTTTATATATTTTTTTAATACAATATACTACCTGACTAAATATATACATGGCTGATGTATGTAAGGATAATGCTTGTGAAATAACACCACTATCTGCTTTTTTATCTACCAATCTTAATAATAAGATTGAGACGTATGGTAGGTTAGGTGATAGAGTTAAGAGAGGTTTAGGTTATCCGCTTGTATCTCTAGAAATACATCCTGACCAACTGAATGAAAATATTCAGATTGCTGTCGAGTACTTTACAAAGTATGCAGGTTATACAAAGGAGTTTTTAATATTTGACTCCAATCTTTATGAAAGGGGTAAAGGTGTAAGGTTAGACCTCCTTTATACTTTAGCAAACTCTAACTTAGATACAGCGGCTAAAAAGGTAAAGGGTGAAAATCCTATCGGGCCAGGTCCAGAGTATTATGCCGATACACCAGAAACAATATTTGTCGCGACATCGTCTATAGACAGTTCTTTCTTTACTACATCATCAGCACTATCTTCACAACTTAAGGAAGGTATAGAAAGCTTCGAGATTGTAGATAAAGATTTATATAGCACCATTACAACATTCAATTCTTCACTATCAGATTCTTTTAGAGAAAATACGAGAAAAACACTCACACTTGAAGGTCAAAATGATGACGCTACCACATATCAAGTAATGTATGATTATGATGTTATGGATTATAGAAGAGTTGTTGAGGTGACGGATTTTGAAGAAGGGTCATCTAACGGTGTTAATACTTTGTTTACTTTAGAGCAAACTCTAGCACAACAAACTTACTTCTCTTATGCAATGGGTAACTTTGGGTTCGATCTCGTATCATGGTATACAATGAAGGAGTTTATAGATACGAGGGAGAAGATGCTCGCCTTAAGAAAGGATATAAAGTTTGACCCTCGTACACAATATATGCAACTGTATCCGCAGCCAAAGAATAGATACTATGGTGTTGTTTCTTGCGTTGTAGAGAGACCGATAAGAGATGTTATCAAAGAACAGTGGGTATATGAATACGTTACCGCATTATCTATGATAACGATTGGTATGGTAAGAGGTAAGTTCTCTGGCGTTAGTTTAATTGGCGGTGGTTCACTTAACTATGAGCTCCTTAACGAAGGTTATCAACGTAAGAAGGACTTAGAAGAAAAATTACTTACTGGAGCCTCACCTGGCTTCGGTGACGCTGATCCTGTTGACTTTATTGTAGGTTAATGTCATCAAAAAGATACAGACAGGGTATATTTAAACCAAAAAACCATACAAAGTTTATTGGAGATAAGGCTGTATATAGATCTGGCCTAGAACTAAAGTTTTTTAGGTTTTGTGATGATAATAACAATGTATTAAAGTGGTCTAGTGAGGATATTGTAGTTCCGTACATAAGCCCAGTAGATGGTCGCATGCATAGATACTTCGTTGATAATTTTATTGTTATTAAAGAGGGTGATGTAGTTAAAAAATATCTCGTTGAAATCAAGCCATATAGGCAGACTAAACCACCGGCAACAAAATATAAAAAACGCCAACATTTATTATATGAGCAAAAGCAGTGGGCTGTAAACACGAGTAAATGGAAGAGTGCTCGACAGTATGCAAAGAAACAAGGTTGGGAGTTTATACTGATTACAGAAAAAGACCTTAAATAACGAGTTTTTTAAGGAACCCGGACTAAATAATTGTATGGCTTTGAAACTTAACCTAGTTTGTGAAAATCCAGACTCTATAGAAGAGTTTGAAATTATAGAAGAAGAGACTAATAAAGATTCACCTTCTAACCTTTATATTAAAGGTCCTTATATGATGGCAGAAGGTGTTAATAAAAATAACAGACTTTACCCTCTTAACGAGCTTGAGAGGGAAGTACAACGTTATAATGAAGAGATGATACAGCCAGGTAGAGCAATGGGAGAGCTTAATCACCCATCATCAGCTGATGTTGATCTAGAAAGAGCATGCCATATGATTACTGAACTCTCGCAAGACGGTAATGTTTTTTATGGTAAGTCTAAAGTATTAACTACACCATGTGGGCAAATTGTTAGATCACTTATTAATGATGGTGTAAAGGTTGGTATGTCATCAAGAGCTCTTGGTACTCTAGAAGAAGGCTCAACACATAACACAGTAAAGAACCTTAAGCTGGTTGCTGTTGATTGTGTTGCTGATCCATCTTACCCAAGTGCCTTTGTTAATGGTATTCTTGAATCAAAGCAGTGGGTGCTAGCAGATGACGGAAAATATGAAGAGATATATGATAGTTTTGAGAAATCTATTTCCAAGCTACCGAGTAAAGAGATCGATAAGTATCTTTTAGAAAGAATTATGTCGTTTATTAACCAACTGTAGTATAAATAAATAATATGTCAGAAGATACGAAAAAAGCAGAGATTAATACAAAGCAACAGATAAATAAATTTATCTCAAGTGTTTCTGATAAAAATTATGCCTCTGCACATAAATATTTACAAAGCGTCATTGAGGATAAGGTATTAACCCGTATTAACAAGGCGACTGAAAAACCACTTTTCTAATTATGAGCAAAGACAACCTATTACCAGAAAGCGTTAAAGAAGTACTTACTGAAGAGTCAGTACTATCTATCGAAGAAGCAATTAAAGATAAACTTACCTTATCTGTTGAAGCGGCACTTACATCACAAGATGAGCTTTACTCAGAGAAGTTACAAGAGCTTATCCAAGCTATCGACAAAGACCATACTACTAAGCTTAAGCGAATCGTAGAAGCAGTTGATAAAAACAACGCTAAGAAGCTGATCACAGTTATTAAGAAGTATGAGGGTGAGGTTAATAACGATGCAAGTAAATTCAAAAACACACTTGTTGAGTCTATTTCGGATTATATTGAAGAGTATATCCAAGAAGCAGTTCCAACTGAAGCCATTTTAGAAGCTACTCAAAACAGAACAGCAATGGAAGTTCTTAAGAATCTACGCAAGGTACTCGCCGTTGACTCTTCACTCATGAGTGAGTCTGTTAAAGAAGCAGTTGTTGACGGTAAGACACAAATTGATATGCTTAGTAATAAGCTAGCAGAGCTTGAGAAAGAAAATGCCACTATTAAAGAGGCATACGCCAATACTAAAGTGAGTCTTATGCTTGAGAGCAAGACGTCTAAGCTACCAGCTAAGAAAGCTGAGTATATGCGTAAAGTGCTAAGCGATAAGACACCTGAATTTATTGAAGAAAATTTTGAATATACTGCAAGACTGTTTGACAAAAAAGAGTCAGAACGTGTCAGTGTAATTAAAGAAGAGGCTTTTGCAACAAGAAAAGTAAAAGCTGATGCTCCTGTAGTAGTACAGGAAAAGAAAGAGATTTCCAATCCGTATTTAGACGAACTAAATCGGATGAAGTAATTTTCTCCTGGTAGAATGAGGCATTAGGTGCCTGAATAACATAAGTTAGTTTTATACTACTCTTATGAAGGTCGAAAAAATAGAAAGAAACGAAATTATATGAATAAACCACAATCATTTATTGATAAGAATAGAGCCGACACTCTCCTAGAGAAGTGGGCACCTGTTCTTGATTATTCTTCCGATTCGGTTAAGACAATTAGTAATGACACAACTCGTCTGAACACTGCTATCCTCTTGGAAAACCAAGAGAAGTGGTGTCTGGAAGAGGCTAACACTTCTGGTGGTGCCCTTGGTGGCTCCAGCGGATTTGCCGGCGGTGATGTTGGCAACGGTGACAATTATGCCACAGGTGACCAACGCCTTCCTAAAGTTCTTATCCCGATGATTCGTCGTACTTTCCCTGAGCTCATTTCCAACGAAATCGTTGGTGTTCAGCCTATGTCTGGTCCTGTTGGACTTGCATTTGCACTTCGTTACGCATACAATACCGACGCACTCGGTACTGGTATCGATGGCAAAACTACGCCCCTAGCAACTCAAAACGATGTTGGTGGTGCTAAGGATGCAGGTTATGATGGTACCCTTACACAGGGTGACACTACTAACGAACTTGGCTATCAAATGCTTGACACTCGCTTCACTGGTGCATCTTCTGCTGCACTTTCTGGTGGAGTTGATGAGTTTGCATTTGCTGATCAAGATGCTGGTGTTGCACAGATTCTCGAAAACTTCGAGATCACTGGTAACATCCCACAAGTTGAAGTAAAGTTTGAGAAGACAGCCGTTGAAGCTGGTACCCGTCGTTTGGGTGCTCGTTGGTCTGTTGAACTCGAGCAAGACCTCAAGAACATGAACGGTATCGATGTCGATGCTGAGATCACGAATGCTATGTCATACGAGATCCAAGCTGAAATTGACCGTGAAATGCTCATGAGAATGATTCAATCCGCTTTGAATGCTGGCAACGGTGCCGGTTATTCAGTATGGTCGCCTGCTTCTGCAGACGGTCGCTGGTTGGTTGAACGCAACAGGGATTTTTACCAACGTCTTATCATCGAAGCTAACCGTATTGCCGTACGTAACAGACGTGGCGCTGCTAACTTTATTGTTGCAACGCCTAAAGTTTGCGCCATCCTTGAGATGCTCCCTGAATTCCAGTGGGTACCTGTACAGGGCGACGTAAGCACACAGCCTGTTGGTATTGCTAAAGTTGGTTCGCTTGGTGGAAGATTTAACGTTTACCGTGATACCCGTACTGAAGTTCAGAACACTAACGTCTACAAGGATAGTACTTATACTACCGGCGGCGTTAAAAAGGACACCAGTATTGAATACGCGCTCCTTGGTTACAAGGGTCCTGAATTCTACGATACAGGTATCATTTACTGTCCTTACATTCCTGTCATGGTACAGAGAACTATTGGACCGAACGACTTTGCTCCTCGCGTAGGATTGCTTACTCGTTATGGTGTTGTTGACAACATCTTCGGTGCTAACCTCTACTATCACGTCATCCTTTGTAAGGATCTAGGTGTAGACTTTAAACCAGGTAATGCTTCTAACTACTTTTAGTAGCTAGTAGTATACACAGAACAAATTATCCGAACCGAGGGGGCCGAAGACCCCTCGGTTCACTTGTGTAAAGGTATAAATAATAATATATGAAAGAAACTAAACTTTTAACTGCATCAAGCATTCTTGCGTTTATATTTATATTCTCAATGACTGGGCTTGATGTTGTGTTATCTTATATGGGATGGAAGCCCACGTTTGGTGATGATGTACTAGCTGGAGTTATTGGCTTTTTACCCTCTGTTGGTTCCGTCTCACTCAGTATGCTAATAGGTGTAACAAAATCCTGGAAAACTACAATTTTAGCATCTATTATATGGCTGTTTTGTATTACTATATCCTTAACAGGTAACTTCTTAAATATGACAGCACGTGCTTTTGAATCTCTTGAGACAGAAAAGATAGCAGAAGTAGCAGTTATAAACGTAAAGGATACAAATAAAGAAAGTATACAAATATTAAAAGACTCTAACAAAGAAAGATTGTTACTAGTTGATCAGGAAATAACTGATTTAACTGTTCAGTATGAAAAGGCTAGAGAGTCACGTGACTTTCAAATTAATGACGGGGTTAATCGTGATGGTACAGTAGGTCCGAAGGCTAGAGCTTTCCAGGCGTCAATGGATAGTATTTCTGTAGATATATCGAAAAAACGAGAATATAAAATAAAACTACAAAATGAAGCAACAGCTGCACTTCTCTCTTTTCAAGCAGAAACTGCAAATACACTATCTGAAGCCAATGTGGAACTGGCTGAGACACAAAATGATATGCGAGGTCACATGCCTGTTATTAGGTATTTTATAACTAATAAAGATCATCAGAGAAACGCGGTATTATGGGGATTAGGTTTATTTGCTGCTGTTATAAGTCTAGCAGGTCCAATTGTTTCATATGCCATGGCTGTACACCTGAATCATAAAAGACTCCGCCAAAAAGCAAAACAACATACACAATCAAAACCCCGTTATAAGCTTGTTAAAAGTAAACCCATAAAAGAGGTAGTACATGTCAGGGAAACAGTATCAGAGCCGGTTATAATAGAAAAGACAGTAGTTGTCGAGAGCTCACCACCACCAGTCTCTATAAAAGAAGAAGATATACCTACAGATAAAAAAACCGACGCATCAATTGAGGATTACTATAGTAAGGATACACGGGTTGACTCACTGAGTGTAGTAAAGGATAATGCTGCAGAGCTCGCTGAGATCGCTGAACAAACCCGCATGCGTAATAATGGTTATATATAAATTACATAAAAAAACACCTTATTAAAAGCTATCTTTACCTTACCTAAATAAATAATAGTATATGCCAAACTTTTTAACATCGCAGACCATAGACAACTTTATGATCAGTCCGGATGCTCGTCATGCCCGGCATGCTATTGGACTTATAGATATTGAGAGTTTAAGTGGAAATTGGAATAGTACATATAGTACTGTCTACTCAAACAGCGCTTTCTGGGACGGTGATTTTTGTAATGAGACTGTTTTATTAAATCAAGTAAGTGCATGTAACGGTAACATGACGATTGATGGTAACATTAATATGTCTGCAGGTAACATTACTAACGTTGATACTCTCTGCGCAAGTGTTATACACAGTATATCATCCTTTACACAGTATCATGACATACAAGTTTCAGAGTTGTCAGGGTTTAAAGTGACTGGTGATGTAGAAGTAACTGGTGACGTTAGTGTTGCGAACATAACTACTCTTTCAGGTGGAAATAATACAACTTGGGATAGCGTTTATACTACTGTCAATGCAGCAAGTAGCAACTGGGATAGCGTTTATAGTGATGTAGTTGCTACGAGTGCTAACTGGGATAGCGTCTATAATAGCGTACTAGCTACAAGTGGTGATTGGAATAGCGTATATAACGATGTAGTTGCTACGAGTGCTAACTGGGATAGTGTTTATAGTGATGTAGTTGCTACGAGTGGTGATTGGAATAGTGTTTACAATAGCGTATTATCTACGAGTGCTGACTGGGATAGTACATATAATAGCGTACTAGCTACAAGTGGTGATTGGAATAGTGTTTATAACGATGTAGTTGCTACAAGTGCTAACTGGAATAGTGTTTATAACGATGTAGTTGCTACGAGTGGTGATTGGAATAGCGTTTACAGTGATGTAGTTGCTACTAGCAGTGATTGGGATAGTGTTTATAACAGCGTATTATCTACGAGCGCTAGCTGGGATAGTAGCTACAATAGTACAGGAGCTTTAAGTGGCAGTTGGAGTAGTGTATATAACGATGTAGTTGCTACAAGCGGCGATTGGGATAGTACTTATAACACAGTCTACAGTAACAGTGCAAACTGGGATGGTGACTTTTGTGATGAAGTCGTTCTGTTAAATCAGGTTAGTGCTTGTGATGGTAGCTTAACATTTGATGGTAATATTGATATGCAGGGTGGTAATATTACTAGTATTGATACCCTATGTGCTACAGCAATTCATAGTATATCATCTGTCACACACTATCAAGATATTATTATTTCTGAACTTTCTGGTTTTAATGTTACTGGTGATGTCGTTGTTGAAGGTAATGTTGCTATAGTAGACACACTTACTGCAAACAATATATCAGCTGGTAATGCCTTTTATACAGATTGTGGAAATAGTGATGAGTGGTGTTCTACTAATACTACAGTTGAAGCAACATCTGCTAACTGGGATAGTGTATATAACACCACACAGACACAGAGCGCAGGTTGGTTAGATACAGAAACAGTAGTTCAAACTAATAGCGCGCAGTGGTCTGAACTATTCGATAGTTCTTTAGTTGAAGCAACATCTGCTAACTGGGATAGTGTATATAATGATGTAGTTGCTACGAGTGCAACATGGAACGACTCAACTAGTGTAGTTCAAACTAATAGCGCACAGTGGGCAGATAGTTACGCTAACGGTGGAACAATAAACGGTGAGCTTATTGTAAATGACTGCGTTGTAGCTGATTGTATAAAGCTAAAAGCCGCAGAGATACAAGATTATACACTTGAAAAGATATTTAGAGGTGAGCTGATTAAAACTCCTGCAGTTGGTGAAAATATAATTAGTACATTTGATATAGGCATTAACCCGTCATTAGTATGGGTTGATTATACTATTGTAGTTATAAGTTCAGGGCCTAGCCATACACAATCAACACACAACGGTAGACTATCCCTAAGCGGTACACAAATCTTAGCTAATCAAGAACTTTATACTGTACCTGCCACTCCACCGCTAGTTAATAACATCTTCTTTGATACAACTAATAATAAACTTAACGTAACTGCAGATGTAGAAGATGAAGCTAGCTTAACATTTTTCGGTAAGGCCTTTTACGTAGATAGAGTATTAGACTTTACGTTTGGACTTGAAGGTAATAATAATGATATATTAGTTTCTGAATTAAATCCTGAAAACGAATTCTCACTCGAATAAATAATAATACAGAACGATGGCAAAAATAACATTTACACAACTAGAAAGCCTAGCAACAGAGTCAGTAAATCTCTCATCTATTGTACCTATTGTACAAGATGGAGAAAACTATAAGATAGCGCTGAGTAGTATTGATAATAGTGATCCAAATTGGGACTCTACTTACACATCTGTACAAACCAATAGCGCCTCTTGGGGTATTGATACTGTTTATGATGATTCATTGCTACAGTCTACATCTGCTACATGGGACAATACATCAAGTGTTGTACAATCAAATAGTGCTTCATGGGCTGTTGATATAGATACTATCTATGATGATTCATTGTTACAGTCTACATCAGGTAATTGGAATAGTTCTTACACGACAGTAAATGCTAATAGTGCTTCATGGGATGCTCATACAGATCCTTATGATGATGCCCCTGTAACTACTTTACAAGCTGCTAGCGCTGAGTGGGATGATACGTCAAGTGTTGTACAATCAAATAGCGCACAATGGGATGCTCATACAGATCCTTATGATGATTCATTGCTACAGTCTACTTCAGGTGATTGGAATAGTACATATACAACTGTAGGTGTAAATAGTGCTTCATGGGGTATTGATACAGATACTATCTATGATGATGCCCCTGTAACTACTTTACAAGCTGCTAGCGCTGAGTGGGATGACACATCAAGCGTAGTTCAAACAAACAGCGCTACTAACTGGGATAATACAGCTAATACTCTCGATTCAGTCACAACAAACGGAGCAACCACGCGCAACGACATAAGTTCGGGCAGGATTGCAACATTGCATCCAACAAATCCAGTCAACGACAATATCGCCTCTGGCAATCAAGCTTGCGCTATTGGAGGCGTTGCAAACCAAGTAAGCGGCAATCGCTCGGTAAGTTATGGAGGGCGTGAGAATGTAGTTTCTGGCAACGATAGCACTACGATTGGAGGCTTCGGTCAAATTGTCAAAGGTCAAGAAGCGGAAGGATTAGGTTCAACAGCCACAACTCTTAACACGAAATATACGAGTGCTGTTGGAACAATCAACAGCGTTGTCGGATTATCAGGACAGGGAACATCATCAACAGCAACAGCTCATTCATCGGTTCTTGGAGGCAACACAAACATAATCGAAAGCGCAACGGGAGCGGTAATAATTGGTGGTTCTACAAACACAATACAATCTACTCACCATCGCTCAGTAATTTTAGGTGGTCAAAACATTATAACTGATGCGGCAGACACGGCATACGTTCCAAGCCTAAATGTGGGTGCAGGATTTAAAATGCCAACGGGAGCGGCTAATACTTATGTTCTAACATCAGATGCAAATGGCGTAGGTACATGGCAAGCTGCTGCAGGTGGACCAGCAGGTCCTTCTGGAACAGTATTATCAGGCACTACAGTAAATGCCACTCCAACAGAAATCTTTGTAGATGGAACATCTCCGAATAGAGTAGATGTATCTACTGGTTCAACAATTACATTTTCTGCTTTAGTAGCCGCAAGATCTGCCACTGAAAGTGCTGGCTATAAGATCGAGGGTGTCATTAAGAACGATGCTGGAACAGCCGCATTAGTTGGCGTTGTAGCTAAAACAGTTTTTGCCGAAGAAGATATAGCTTGGGACATTACAGTAACTGCGGCTAATAACGCACTTACCTTTATTGTAACTGGTGATAGTGCTGATTCGGTATCTTGGGAAGTAACTCTCAATA